TGTGAATGTCCCGAATGTGCCAATGAAATAAATCCAAATATAAAAATGGATGCAAAAACGTTTATCGAAAAAGCACGGCTAGTTCATGGAGATAAGTATGACTATTCTTTGATTAAATATATTAAATCGGATGAAAATGTGGTTATTGTTTGTCCTAAACATGGTGAATATTTACAGAAGCCGAAAAACCATTTGTGCGGGTATGGTTGTCAAAAATGTGCGGGTAAGAATAGGTCAACTGATGATTATATTTATGAAGCCAAATTAGTACATGGTGATAAATATGATTATTCTTTGGTTAACTATAAAGATACGATAACAAAAATAAAAATCGTTTGTTGTGATCATGGAATGTTTACAATAAGACCTAGCGAACATTTATTTGGTTATAAATGTCCTAAATGTAACAAAATGTTTGTTAACACCAAAAGTTTTATTAAAAGAGCCAAATTGGTTCATGATGATAAATATGATTATTCTTTGGTTGATTATGTTAATGCCGTGACAAAAATAAAAATTATTTGTCCAAAACACGGTACTTTTATGCAAAGGAGTGGCGATCATTTAGTTGGAAGAGGTTGCCCACATTGTAACGAATCTAAAGGCGAATTGGTAATTACAAACTATTTAAAAACAAAAGGCTTTGAGTTTATTAGGGAGAAAAAGTATGATAATTGTAGAGGGTATAAAAGGACACTGCCTTTTGATTTTTATTTGCCTGATTATAATGCATTGGTTGAATATGATGGCGAACAACATTTTAAACCATTGAAATATTGGGGAGGTGAAGAAGGTTTCAATAGACAACAAATTAACGATAATATTAAAAATGAATACGCAAAAAATAACAATATTAATCTTTTGAGAATTAGATTTGATGAATATAAAAATATAAACGAAATTTTAGATAAAAACATAAAAACATGGCAGACACAACTACAAATGTAATAAGATATGGTTCAAGAACCTTTGGCGAAATAAGGGTTGATCTTATAACAATGATAAGACAAACTTATCCGGAGATTTTGAGCGATTTCACCGATTCATCCATTGGGGCAATCATGATTGACCTTAATGCAGGGGTTGCTAACAATTTGGCAATTAATACTGATCGTGTTTATATGGAGACGCAACTGGAATATGCTCAACAACGAACATCCATATTAAATATTGCAAAGAATATGGGATTTAATATTCCAGCTAAAAGACCATCAGTTACTGTTGTGGATTTTACTGTTTTTATCCCAGTGCTAGGTGATAAGCCCGACGCTTCCTATTATCCAGTTTTAAATGCTGGTGCACAGGTCATAGGTGGTGGTAAAATATTTGAAACACAGAGTGTTATTGATTGGAATTCGCCAGTAAGTAATTTAGGTGATCCAAATCGCTCAATTATACCTAATTTAGATTCGAATGGTATTGTGGTAAGTTATAGTGTTACGAAGAGGGAAGTTGTTATTAATGGTTCGTCAAGTATTTTTAAAAGGGTAATAACAACGAATGATGTTGTATCGTTTTTTAGTTTTAATTTACCTGACTCAGATGTGCTTGAGATAGATAGTGTTATTTTGATGGAGGGTACTAATTATATTTCAAACCCAACGGACAGCGATTTTAATAATTCAGCATATAAGTATTATGAAGTAGATTATCTTGCACAACAAAGAGTTTTTATTGAAAATTATAATAGTTCTTCAGGAAACACAAATTCAAACGGACTTAAATCAGCACAATGGATTGATGTAACAAAAAAATTTATAAAAGAATTTACATCTAATGGTTACTGTAAAATAACATTTGGTTCTGGTGATCCTGATGTAAATGCATTTAAAAATGGTTTTCTTAAGGAAGGGGTTAACAATAAATATTTTCTTGAAAATTTCTTGAATAACACTTCTTTGGGTGAAAAATTGAAAGCAAATTATACGCTTTTTATTAAATATAGAACTGGTGGTGGTAGTAATTCAAATGTTGGTGCAGCAATATTGACACAAATTGGAAATTATAGTATTACTTCAAACGGTTCTCGTCAAGATTTTAAACAATCTGTTGAAAGAAGTTTAAAAGTATCTAACCCAATACCTGCTATTGGTGGTAATGATGGACTAAGTGTTGAACAAATTAGAAGTTTAATTAAATATAATTTTTCTTCACAACAAAGAGACGTTAGTTTAACCGATTATTTGTTGCAAATATATAAGATGCCCGGGCAGTTTGGTTCACCGTTTCGTGCAAATGCATTTAAAATTAATAATAAGGTTGTTATCTCAATACTTAATATTGGGTCTGATGGTACTTTATCGAACACAAGCAATACCTTATTGAAAAATAATATTACAGAATATTTAAGTCAATTCAGAATGGTAAATGATTACGTTGAAGTTAAGGACGGTAAAATATTTAATTTGGCTTTTGATATTGATGTGTATGTCGAAAATATATCAGATAATCAAATTGCAAATAGTATTATAACAATTGTAAGAGATTATTTTAATATTAATAATTATGAAATGAATCAAGATATTTTTCTTGGAAAACTACAAAAAGAAATTCTTAATGCAAACGGTGTGATTAATATTGTTGGAATTAAAGTTTATAATAGGGTTGGAGGAAATTATTCTAATAATACAATATCACAAGCAATTACTGATACAACTACTGGGGAAATTACAGTTATAAATAATACAATATATTCTACAGAAGATTCAATGTTTGAAATTAAATATCCAGCTAAGGACATAAAAGTTTTGTTGCGTAAAAAAAATGTATAACATAAATTAATGGAAATAATCAAAAAATCAATATTACAGATAGTAACCACTGGAAAAACATCTGGTGGGGATACTGTTATTGTTCCAGATTTAACCAAAATTTATCACATGAAATTTGGACTAGTATCTGAAGATAAAGATATTGGTTTTTTTGATGCATACGAGGGGAGTTTATGTTCAACAGATTGTTATTTTAGTGGAACTGCTATATATGCTTCAGCAACACCTACTACAACAAGCACAAGCACGTCTACTTTAGAAATAATGTACGTTTTATTAAAAATAGATAATTGGGGGTCAAAAGTTGGAAATAATTTTACAATTGTACCCAACGTTGGCATAGCAATTCCATCTATTTCAACAAAAGTTGAACTATATAATGGAATATACATTATTGTTGATAATAATGCCACATATCTTAAATTAACTTCTAATGGTGAGTGTAGTAATTGTCCACAAATAATACAAATAAGTGGAATGCCTGTATCAACCACCACAACTTCTACAAGTACTAGTACAACCACAAGTACTTCTACTAGCACATCTACAAGTACATCTACGTCCACAAGTACTAGCACGTCTACAAGCACGTCCACAAGTACTAGCACATCTACTAGCACGTCCACAAGTACTAGCACATCTACAAGTACTAGCACATCTACAAGTACTAGCACATCTACTAGCACGTCTACAAGTACTAGCACATCTACTAGCACATCTACTAGCACGTCCACAAGCACGTCTACAAGTACGTCTACGTCCACAAGTACTAGCACATCTACTAGCACGTCCACAAGCACGTCTACAAGTACTAGCACGTCTACTACCACTACCACAACATTATCACCTATTGTTGTTACATATGGATATTCATATAATCATATGGTTGTTCCTAATATAGCTGGAAGTGGGTGGCATGTGCCAACGACAAGCGAGGTCAATTCGTTAATTACTTTCTTAGGTGGCACTTCTGTTGCGGGAGGAAAATTGAAAGAAATTGGATATTCGCATTGGCTAACGCCCAATACTGGTGCTATTGATAGTTACGGGTTTGGGGGTGTGCCATCCCCATCAAGATCATACCCAGACTCAACGTTTGCTGGTGAAGGAAGTCAAGGTCCGTTATGGACATCAACATCTAGTGTTGGAGATTATTATGACGTTTTTGTGACGGGGTTGTTTAATACCCCATCTGCATATGTCGGTACTTATCATAAAAACGGGGGATTTTCAATAAGACTTATTAAAGATGATGGTATTGATACAGGAAATTATGTTGGAAACGATGGAAAAGTTTACCCAACGGTGGTAATAAACGGACAGGTTTGGTTAGCTAAAAATTTGCGAGAGACTCAATATAATGATCACAGTAATATTCCAGAAGTACAAAATAATAGTACGTGGGCTGGTCTTTTTACTGGGGCAAGATGTTATCAATCATAATTCAGTCATAATACATAAAATATAATAACATGATAATAACAGGAACATCGAGTAGCAGATTAAGTGAGTTACGTAAATATACAGTAACAAATGATTTTACGAAACAATATGTCATTGGGGGATCAATTAATACAGATGGCATTGATTTGTCTAGTTCGAATCCTTTGGATAAAATTGTTTATTATATTGGTGGAATTAAATACGTTGATATAATTACTGGCAGTACGTCTGGAACTACATTAAATATATATACACCACAGGGCACTGCGAGTGCAAATTTTATAAATGTTCCATATTTTAAAGACCCAAATAAAAATAATATAATTAGTAACCCAAAAATTATTGATGATGTATTTATATTAAGACAACAATTATCAGCATTTGATAAAAATTATAGATTGGAATACATTGGTAATCTAGGTGATTTAGAAACATATGCGGGAGGTAATTTTTTTGTTATTGTAAATAATACTTAAAATGACTAAAATTTTTATAAAATGAGCGTTGGAATTATTGGAACTACTCGTCCTGCAGATGTTAATATTTCAGATGTTGATATGTATTATGATTATACTCCGAATAGGCAAACACCTGCGGGGGCTATTATTAAGGTTACAAATAGTTCAGACTTTTTATCAACAACAACCTATGATGAAGGAATTGTCGGGTATTCTGAAAATCTTTTAGAAGGATTATATGATTTAAAATTACCTGCCTCAGTTTTCAGTCAATTAGGAATATATACAATATATTTTAAACCCAAATTAATCTCAACTGTGGTTGTTGACTGTAGTGTTTTATCTGCATTACCAACAATTAAAGGAATTGTTATTGATATGAATTCATTACCCGAAAACTTAAAAGCAAACAACTCGCTACAGGGATATAGAATTGAATATATTAATAGTGATGGAACTAAATTAAGAAATGTTGTTAGGTATGTGGTAACATCTAATAAAGTTTCAGCAATAAATGAAAATGTTGGTAATACAACACAAAAAGCAATTAGATATCGTTTTGATGATGCAGGCACACTAATATTTTTACAGGTTACCCCTTCTTCAGCTTCCAATGTCAAACCTAATGCATTACCTTTTATTGGAAATATTGGTCAAACAATATTAATGTCAAATACATATTTTTCACCATTGGTGGTTGAGATTGAAATGGTTGAAAACACAATCGATACTCTTGCTTCGTTTGTAGCTGGGGAACAAATTAAAAGTGTTCAAGATGGTATATTGACCTATTATGATACTAATAGGGTGATTACTAAACAGTTTAATTTGTTTGAGATTAAGGATAATATTACCAACGAGTTTTTATACGAGGTGAAGGAAAAAAGGACAACAATTGATGAGTCCCAGAATTTTGACACTGTTGTTAATTTTTAATTTTTTATATATAAAAAAGATTTGATTGTTGTGAATATAAATATGCACTTCCTTTCGATTTTTATCTTCCTGATTATATTATCTCGAATGGTATTAGGGTTAAATATAGCACGAAAATCTGGCAGTTAAGTTTATTACTTTTTATAAAATCCTATTCGTAAGTTTAGGATTTTTCTTTTTACTGTATTTATGTTAAAATATAAAGTTCGTGGCAAAAGTAAAAGTAGTAAATAATAATCTTGACCAGAATTTAAACGGTAGCAATTTTAATAATACTGCTTCCGAAACAATATTTTCGTTTGGCAGTTTTGCTGTAACATCAAATTTTGATGGTAGAAAATATATCGATTATACAAATTCTTTAAGTTCGTTTGTTCGTCCCGTCACATTGGAAACAATTGGAGTTTCTGATGTTCAATCCAGTATAATATATCAATATGCAACAAATGCAGTTCTAAATCTAGATAAATCAGACTTAAACACGTTTATTAGATTTGGTTCTGCATATGAATTTTTAAGAGTTGCTGTTGAGAATATTATAACTTCGTACCCGGGCTCACTTTTCATGAACTCACAATCATCTAGAGGTGGTAATATAACTTATTTTGATTACGCCTATGATTTGATAACAAATACGTCAACATTTAAAATTCCAACCGTTTGTACCGTCAATACGTTTGGATTGGTATATAATTATGGCAATGTTAGTTTGCCGAATAATAATGAATTAAAAAATATTAATATCTCATATAACAAATATGTTATATGGACATCTCAAGCACCTGATAATAACGCTTATAATATTATTGAATTTGTTGGAAATGCTTCTGGTCGCAATTATTTGACGTTGAAAGTAGAAGGGAATCCGTTCTCGATGATTAGTGGAAGTACTTCATCAAATGTTGATTTTCACATAAAACCGAATAATTTTATTTTTGAAGAATTTAGAGCATTATTAAATGAATATGAAAAATATATAGTTTCAACTAGAGACGGAATAAAAGGATTTAAATTTACACTTAAAGACCCCACATTACTTGATAATGGAAGTATTGTATATACCGACACCACATTAGTTTGGATAACAAGTGATAATTATAATATTGATGTAAGTTCGCCAAGCTATCAAAAATTTTTAGAAATCCTATTGACTATTGGGAGTAAATATGATAGAATTAAAACAGACTTAATTGCAAGATTTTTAACACCGTCTTCGCTGAAGGCGTATGACCTTACTGAAGAGGGTAAAATGACCAAATTATTAAGAATTTATGGTAGAGAGTTTGACCAATTAAGAGAATTTATCGATTCTTTGGTTTATATTAATAGAGTATCATATAATAAGGTTAATAATATTCCAGATCAATTGATTAAGAATATGTCAAATACTTTTGGTTGGGATTATTTTTCATTGGTTAATGAAGGTGAATTGGTTACCAGTTTTTTAACTATTGATGAGAATGAAAGAGATTTAAACGCTGACTTACTTCCAGCAGAAATTGATATTGAACTTTGGAGAAGAATATTAATGAACACAAATTATTTTTGGAAATCTAAAGGAACTAGGGATGCTATTAAATCAATGTTTCTTTTAATTGGTATTCCCGAACCATTTATTGATATTACTGAGTATGTGTATACTGTTGACGGTAAAATTAACCCCAATACTGTTGGATTATCGATAAATGATTTTCCCTCAAATTCGTTACCATATGACACCAATGGTTATCCTTCAGCACCATTAGAAACGAATAACTTCTTTTTTCAAATATCTGGTGATACGGATAGCGGTCAAGCGTATTTGGATGTGTTTCGCATGGCTGGTTTCAATTTAACAAGAACTATTGATAATAAAAAATCGTGGTCACAAAGTGGTGCAACATATAGGGCTGATGATACTATGCCTCAATACTATCAAGAAGACAGTAAATTGGTTATAAACACAAAAGAGGTTGATGTTACGCTTGATACTTCACGTGGTATAGAATATGACGTATATGATTATATTCAAAAAGATTTTGCAATTAATTCGAGTGGATACACATTACCGTTTTCATATGTAAATATATCTTTGAATTATGATGGTATACAAAATACTTTTACGTTGCCATATAATGTTGATAAAACATTGGGAGATTTTGAGGTTAGATATAATGGAATATTATTAAATGCACCAAAAAGCGGAACGACTACGGGTATTACATATCAATCAGATTATACTATTAATTATGATACTAATACATTTACATTGATTAGCGGAACTGCGATTAATTCTGGAAATAGAAGAGATGTAATTCAAGCAACATTTGTTTATAGTGGTGGGACTCATTCAATTAGTGGGGTAACTGTTGATTATGTTGTAACAAGAATTAAGGCAGATGCAACTGGAACAATTATTCCTTTGCCAAGTTATCCACGTGGAGATGTTCAGCTTACAATAAATGGAATTGCTTTGACCAAAGGTACATCACAATTTAACGCTGATTATATTGTTGATCCAAATAATACTGTGGGTGGAACGAATAATCTTATAATACAAAATCCAGAAGTGATATCGTACTTACAAACAAATTCCAGTGTTCAAATCGCATATGTTGAAGTTGTGGGAAGTAATGATATTTCTGCTAGAAGTGAAGTTGTTAGAGTTGATAGTATTAATGCCAATAAAATATATTTTAATCAATTGGCGAATAAATTTGTATATAAACTTAATTATAAAGCAAATAATGCAAAAGACGTTAAAATATTGATAGATGGAATTGCATTAGAACCCAATAAAGATTATAGTCTTAATGCATTGAATCCATATGAAATATATTTACCAAATGGTATTAGATATGGTACAATTATTAGTGTATATTATCTTGTTGGAGGTAACGCTGCTTTTAAACCTGTTATTCATGACACTTTTGGTGTTGGGGACATTAGTAAATTATCGTTTCTTGAATTTATAGATTTAATTCAAAGAAAAATGGTAAATGCTAGAAACAGAAAAACAATAAGCGATTTTAAGGGTGGGTGGTATCCTGCATTGTTAAAAATTTATGTTGAATATTTAAAAAGAGCAAATCTTCCAAATGGTGATCCATTAAAATCTAATGGTTATACATTCCATAATTTATATTCGTTTTTAAGTAAATATAATTCTTTGTTTCAAAGATTTGTAGATCAATTATTACCCGCAACAATTATTTTAAGAAGAAGCGGATTGTTGGTTAGAAATACTATTTTTAGTAAACAAAAATTCATGTATAGGAGAGGAGTTAATATATATTCGGAATCATCAACTAAAATCGATAAGAGAGGTAACCCAATTATTCAATACTATGGAAATGATGGTGCATTGTTCTCAATTGCCCAAACAACACCACCACCACCTCCACCTCCACCTACGTTGTATGTGGAAACAAATCTTGGGTCATCATTTAATGGATCAATAAGCGGTAAGTTCTATACTGGTGGTAAGTTTATTCAAGGCTATAGTGTTCTTACTGAATATGGTATTGAATATAGAAAATTAGGTGGTGATTGGATAAAAGTGTCTCAATATGGTTCATTATTGGTTGATAATTATTCAGAACAAATAATTGGATTGGCGTTTGATACCATATATGAATATAGAGCATATATCATATCAGGTGTTTATGGTTATACTGGTAATACTTTGCAAATAACAATTCCTGCACCAGCAGTTACCCCATCTATTCACACGTGTCAAGGAACTGCGAACGTATTTTCAATTGATAATACTGGTGGAAAGAATATTGTTCGTTATGCAGATGCACAATATTATGGAATGCAATATAGAGAAGTAGGTTCTAGTACTGAAGATATTCAAATATCTCCAACTGTGTTGAATGTGCCAGCAACCATTACTTTTTCTGATATTAGTGTGATTGGTAGTTCGTTAAATACATATACAATTACGAAAGCACCCACTCTTACATGGATAGTGACCGATGCACCAATACCGCCATCACCAACTGGAACAATAAACCAAATTACTGTTGCTTCAAATAGTGGTGCTGCAAGATCAGGTATTGTATGTTATACCCCAACGATTGGTACAACAAAACAAGTATCTATTTGTCAAGCATCTGGTTTACCAACATTAAATTATGTGTCAATGGAATGTGTTGCAGGTGGTGACAAACAGCCGTTATCCGAATTGGCGTGTGGTGAAATTACGTCAGTTATACCTGTTGGTGTTAGTGAATGTTATTCGATAACACTTAATTGGGGTGGAACAAATCCCGCTGCGGGATTTCCAATAAGTCATCGAATGAACCTATACTGTAATGGAAATAACATTTGTTCATTTGCTTATAGTACTAAATTGGCAAAAATTTGTGGTGGAACGTGGAATCCAATCCTTGTTAAACACGGTGATGTCATTGGGGTTGATGTTTATTCTGACGCACAAACAATTTTGGGGTTGCCTAGTACTACATCAATTGGAATTTCAAATGTGGTAAATGGTATTGGTAATTTTGCAATAGGTACTACACCAACATACATGTTATCAATAACAGCCCAAACCGATAGTTCAGTTCTTTAAATAATTAATAAAAATAAAATAATAAAACTATGTCAGCACCTTGGATAATAACACCATTAAAAACTGGAGCAATTCCTGCAAACAACTATACTTGCACAATTTCGGGTTTGTTGCCTGCTACTGTATATGAATATCGTGCATATATGCTTGTTGATGGTGTGCCATATTACGGTGAAATATGCCAAATAACGACATTACCAATTCCAACGCAATCTCCAATATTAACAACTGGAATTGCATACGACATTACAAATATTAGTATGGGAATTTGTAATAATGTTGTTAACTATAATGGTAATTTGCCAATTACTGAATATGGTGTATTATATACACAATTGGGTGCTTATGGTAATGAATCACAATTAACAATTGATAAATACCCATCGCTTGTTTGTAAACAATCAATATCTGCTGATATTGCTATTGGTGTTAATTATTTTACTGGCAGCGGAAATTTATTAACAAGTCTCTCTTGTAATACTGAGACCTTTTATAGAGCATTTGCTATAAATGCGCATGGTGTTGGATATGGTAATATTAAATCGCAAATAGTTATTCCGTCTACAAGCACTAGCACGTCTACAAGCACATCTACAAGTACTTCCACTAGCACAAGTACTTCCACTAGCACATCTACAAGTAGCACGTCTACAAGCACATCTACAAGTACTTCCACTAGCACAAGTACTTCCACTAGCACATCTACAAGTAGCACGTCTACTAGTACATCTACAAGCACTAGCACATCTACAAGTACTTCCACTAGCACGTCTACAAGCACATCTACAAGTACTTCCACTAGCACAAGTACTTCCACTAGCACATCTACAAGTAGCACGTCTACAAGCACATCTACAAGTACTTCCACTAGCACAAGTACTTCCACTAGCACTAGCACGTCTACAAGCACATCTACAAGTACTTCCACTAGCACAAGTACTTCCACTAGCACTAGCACGTCTACTAGTACATCTACAAGTACTTCCACTAGCACAAGTACTTCCACTAGCACTAGCACGTCTACTAGTACATCTACAAGCACATCTACAAGCACTAGCACATCTACAAGTACTTCCACTAGCACATCTACAAGTACTTCCACTAGCACTAGCACATCTACAAGTACTTCCACTAGCACTAGCACGTCTACTAGTACATCTACAAGCACATCTACAAGCACTAGCACATCTACAAGTACTTCCACTAGCACTAGCACATCTACAAGCACGTCTACTAGTACAACAACTAGCACCACTACGTCATCTCCAATATATGTAAATGTTACTAATGGAACAACGTCACCATTTACTTCAACAATATTGAGTGTTGCAGTGAATGGATATAATATAGTGGGAGGTTCATTTCCATTAACAATGGGAAATTCTACAAATGGGACTACTGATCAGATTGGTACTTATGATTTAACTGTTGTAGTTTTCTCGACATATAGTGGAAATGGTGCTATTATTGTATCTGACTCAAATGGTACTCCATATTGTGTTGAAGTGAGTGGAAATACAACAATAACATTCCCGAATATTGTTGTAAGTAATAGCGGTAATATTGATGTTGCAATTAGTAATGGAAATTGTGTTTAATTCACGAGCTAAAATAAAAAATAAGTATTTATGATTAAAATCTTTAAAAATGTCGTTTATTGATAAAAAAGACCCTGTTGTTTTAAGCATAATGTTAACATCAAAAGGTAGGGAACTATTATCTACTGGAAACCTAACATTCAAATATTTCGCTGTTGGTGATAGTGAAATTGATTATGGGTTGACCAATGAAATAAATAACATTGAATCTCATTTAAATTATAAACCATATCCGCTTGATTTGAGTATTTTAAGACCCACAAATAAAAATCCTCAAATAATTTCTTTCGTTCCACAGAACATAACAGGTAATCCGTATAATTTAATATCAAGAGTACCATCAACACCATATGAAATTGTTAACAAAACCTCAACAATAGGGTTTTTTACTAATACTGGGACAACATTTATAACGGATAGTAATCACGTTAAACAACCCGATGCAATGGTTGACGTGAATGGAGTTACTGGTGGAACAAAACTCACGTTAAAAAAAGCACCAACATACGGTGCAAATATTAACGAACCTTCGATTGGGGATTTACTTTTAGTTAAATGGTCTGTTTATTCGAATACAACAGGATATACAATAAATAAAAATATTCCAACACCATATTTAACGTATCAAATTGTTAATAAGACAGGTACGTTGAGTTCCGATAATCTTATTGTAAGTGTTGATAGAAATTTGCCTGATTTCAATGGGTATTACCCAACCGCTAAAGCAGGTGCAATGATTTATTATAATTTTATTAATTATAGTGGTGCAACATTATTTGAAAATACTACGGCTGATTATAAGATTAAAAGCGTTTCATCGTTTTTGAATAATACTGAGTGTCCCACTGTTGTATTCCCATATTGGAATATGTCAATCATATATACAGAAGAAATTGCGGGGGTTAAATTTGTTGATAGAAATTTTGGACAATTTAATAGTAGGGCATATGGTGGATTTGTTTCATATATACAAAATCAAGCACCTATTTATAAAAAATTAGGTGTGATACATTATACGAATAATTCTCCAGCAAATGTGTATGCAGAAGAATTATATTTAAAAACCGCCAAATTAGAAATTCCAAACATATTGTGGCACAAATCGAGTACAATTACAATGGGCATTACACTTGTGCCAACGGGTGATAGTAAATTATTAACTGGTGAAACAAAATCATTGAATTTAAAATATTACGATTTAGCAGATTTAGATGGTAATATTGTTGGAAAAGTGCTCACAGAATTAAAAATATTCTTGATTGAAGACCAAGAATTGTTGTTTGCAATGTCATATAAGTCAAATAGGTCTTGGACTCTTCCAGATTATCTTGTTGGTAGTATTGGTGGGGCTGGTGCAGCACCAACATCTACCAGTACATCAACGTCTACAAGTACGTCTACCAGTACCAGTACATCTACCAGTACCAGTACATCTACTAGTACTTCTACATCTACTACAACAGTACAACCAATATATTATAATGTTCAAATGTCTCAAGCATTTCAGAAGAATGATTGTCCCGCAGGACCGTCCTATGGTAATTATGTTACATATACGGTGATTGCAGCAAAATATAGTTCTTTAATATCTCAGGCAGCAGCAAATGCGTTGGCACAAGCAGAAATTGACGCAAATGGTCAAACTAATGCAAATATTAATGGTGTTTGTGAAGTAGTTCCACCGACAACCACTACCAGTACATCTACAAGTACCAGTACAAGTACATCTACAAGTACCAGTACATCTACAAGTACAAGTACGTCTACAAGTACATCTACAAGTACAAGTACATCTACAAGCACGTCTACAACAATATCACCAAACCCAATGCTGATCACTAATCCATCTTTTGATCAATCATATACTACTGCGGGTGTGGGTGGTAATGTGTTAACTTTGGGCGGTGGTGGAAGTACAATTGATGCAATTGGAGTTGTTTATGTTACTGCTACACAATATGATAATGGCCGTGGAATGCCACCTGAAGCTGGCACTCAAGTATTCGGCATTGGTGGTGGACTAGGTGTATTCACATTAACATTATCTAATTTAATTAATGGTACTGATTATGTTTATAAAGCATTTGCTATAAATAATTTAAATCAAACGGGTTATGCTGGCAATGTTGAAACATTTACCACATTAATATTACCCACAACTACTACCACTACAAATGCACCAATACCACCACCTGTAGGAATACCCGGGGTTGCAACCACATCACCCAACTTAAGTAATATTACTATGTCGAGTGCAATTCTTGGCGGATATGTATATAGTGAAGGTGGGTCAGCGATTACCGAAATGGGTATTTGTTATTCCATTATTAATACTAGTCCACCCGAAGCAGGGTCATATGTACTAGATGGCAATATTGGAATTGGTCAATTTATGGTAAATTTAAATGGATTGTCACCTAATACGACATATGTTTTCAAAGCCTATGCACGTAATATTTTTGGTGGTGCATATGGTCAAGAATATACATTTACCACCAACTCTACAACACCCACCACAACAACAATTCCACCGATTAATATTTCTCGTTATACAATTGGTATTTCTCCAATTGCTCCACTGGGAAGTGTTATACATAGTGTTAAAATAAATGGAATGGAACTACTTTCTGGAGATATTGGTACTTATGAAGGTACTATTGGTGGTGATGCAACTCCTTTTTTACATGACCCAACGATAGAGGTGTTATCAACAAATATTATTCATACTGAAATGAATGTTGCTTCTGATGGAGGGGTTAATCTAGCACATCCAACATATGTGGATGGAAATGGAGTAACGCATTCGGGTTTTCATGTAACTAATTTTTCTAATTATCTGATTATCTCAATAGTTAATGGTTAATTTTTAAATTTTATTTCGTTAGTATTTATAATTAAATTCATGAAAAGTGGCATTTATTAATAAAAAAGATTCTCTTGTTTTAAACATAATGTTAACATCAAAAGGTAGGGAACAATTGTCTACTGGAAATTTAACGTTCAAATATTTTGCTGTTGGTGATAGTGAAATTGATTATAATTTCATAAGAGACGTTAATTTTCCAACAGGCGAGGCAAATTATAATGTTGCCGATTCAAGCATTTTACAACCAACTGATAAGTACCCTAAAATAATTTCTTTTATTCCGAACATAATATCTGGCGATCCATATAATATAATATCAACAATTTCTTCAAAGTCATACGATGTTATGGATAAAGTAGAACCTCTTGGATTTTTTTCAAATGATGTGACGAAATTTATTGTTGATGCGGATCATGTTAAACAACCAGATGCAATGGTTTATGTGAATAGTGTTGCGGGGGGGAGATTTTTAAATTTAAAAAAAGCACCTACATATGGTACAAGTGGTCAAGAACCAGTAATTGGTGATTTACTTTTGGTTAAATGGGTGCATTATGGAAGTAGCACAGGGTATACAATAAATAAAAACATCCCCACACCATATTTAACATATCAAATTGTTAATAAAACTGGTACATTAGGTAATAATAATTTAATCGTAACTGTTGATAGAAATTTACCTGATTTTAGTGGAAATCCGTTATATAATGGTATTGCAGGTGCAATGATTTATTATAATTTCACTAATTATATTGGTGATACTATATATAATGATTTAGAAACTGATTATATTAATGAAAGCATATTATTATTCACCCAAAATAATGAATGCCCAGTTCCTTCGTTTCCATTTTGGAATTTGTCAATTGTAAATACTGAGGAAATTGCGGGAGTTCAATATGTCGACAGAAAATTTACACAATCCCCAAGTAGAACATATGGTGGATTTGTTTCATATATTCAACAACAAGCACCCGTTTACAGTAAACTAGGTATTATTCATTATAGTAACGAAGCCCCTACAAATACATATGGTGAAGAATTTTATTTAAATTCTAAATTAGAAATACCTTGGATTATGTGGCATAAATCAAATACCACAACAATGGGCATTACACTTATGCCAATAGGTGACAGTAAAACATTAACAGGGAAAACAAAATCACTTAATACTGTATATTATGATTTGGCTGATTTAGATGGTAATGTTGTGGGTAAAGTATTTACGGAATTGAAAATATTTTTAATTGAAGACCAAGAACTGTTATTTGCAATGTCATACAAGTCAAATAGGTCTTGGACGCTTCCAGATTATATTGTTAATGGCATCGTACCTACAACAACCACAAGTACAAGCACATCTACAAGTACATCTACAAGCACATCTACAAGTACTTCCACTAGCACATCTACAAGTAGCACGTCTACAAGCACATCTACAAGTACTTCCACTAGCACTAGCACATCTACCACTACCAGTACATCTACCAGTACATCTACAAGTACATCAACGAGTACAAGTACGTCTACCAGTACAAGCACAAGTACATCAACAACCACAATTCCACCAATTGTAAATAGTTATGGATATTTATATAACTGGTATGCCACCACAAATATAAAAAAAATTGCAAATGAAGGATGGACAATTCCAGATTCCACTCAATTTGAAACATTAATGAAATATGTTGATCCTTTGGGGCATGCCCTTTCTAATACGGCAGCAAATGCACTAAAAGAAATTGGAACAACATATTGGACAGATGCACATGGAACAAATGCAACTGGATTTAATGCACGTGGAGGTGGAATAAGAGATTATTCAACAGGCTTAGTTAGTAATATAAAATATAGTGCAACATATTGGACAAGTTTTATTTTAGATGATAGTATACATAAAGGCGTTGCTGGATTATGGACAAACTTACCGCAATTTGCAGTACCGATTTCTGGCGATGGTTTTCCAAGATACAATCCACATGAAGGTGTTTCGGTTAGATTAATTAAAAATACAACAACATTAACAAATGGTCAATCAGGTACGTATGTTGGAAATGATGGAACTATTTATAATACAATTTGTATTGGAACTCAGGAATGGATGTCTGAAAATTTAAAGGAAACTAGATATAATGACGGTACACTTATTCCAGAAATATTAAACAATATTGAATGGATTAATGATTCAATTGGTGCTAGATGTTATTATATTTTATAATAATTAATAAATATTTTCCATTTTTTTAAATTTATAATAATTTATAATAATTTATAAGTATTTATAGTAAACAATAAAAATTTATAAATACTTATGAGACAATTAAGATATATTTGTGCACAGCCAGCTATTAAATATTATGCTTGGCAGGTAGAAGTAATGATAAACAATTTCATTGAGATGGGTATTAATGCTAATAACATTGATATTATTGCGTGGAAGGAGAATGGTATAATACCTGAAGAATGGAGTAAGCTTGCAAATAGATATGCAGCAAGATTCTTTTTTTATGATGACACCAGAGAAATCAAACACTACGTTTCATCAATCAGACCTAATATTTTAAAACAACATTTTAAAGCGCATTCTTACTTAAAGAATGATGTAATATTTTATCATGATTGTGATATTGTATTTACTAAACCGCCAAGAGAGTGGATTAGTGATGATATGTTGAATGATGAAGAGTGGTATGGTTCTGATACTCGTTGGTATATTGCTCATTCATATATTAAGAGTAAAGGTGATGATATTATTCAGAAAATGTGCAATATTATGCAAATGGATGAGAAAGTAATTGAAGACAATGAATTAAATTGTATAGGTGCACAATATCTAATGAAAAATGTCGATTATTCTTATTGGGATAGGGTTGAAAAAGATTCGGAGAAATTATTTAAAGACGTTACAAATTTAAATAACAAAAAAATTTATTTAGATAAAATCAAATGGGAAGAAGAAAAAATTGAATGGGAGAAAAATAATGTGGAAGCAATTGCCAATGGTGAAAAATTCTCCAAGCCACTATATCACGAGTTACAAATATGGTGCGCAGATATGTGGGCAGTCCTATGGGGTGCATGGAGATTGGGTTATAAAACTAATATTCATCCTAATTATGAATTTAGCTGGGCAACATCAAGTGAAAATGATTATGATAGAATGAATATTATGCATAATGCTGGTATTGAATCAGCAGATAATGGTCAATTTTATAAAGCTGCATATATGAATAGTTTTCCATATAATTTAGATTTAAAAATAAACGAATATACCACTAGTAAGAAATATTATGAGTGGGTTCAAAAGGTAGAAAAAATAACTTGTTTAATCTAAATAAAAAAATTAATTATTATGAATAAAAAAAATGTTGGAATTGTAATATTAGCAACTAATGCTTATTTTGTACTTGGCGTAAATTTGATGAAGAAATTCATATATCATTATAAAGGCGATGCAAAAATTACTTTTTATTTTTTCTCGGATACAAACCCTAATGAATATGTTCCAGATAATTTAGATGTTAAATATACACACCAAGTACATGATAATTGGTTGGATGGTACGAATTCTAAGTTTACAAATATATTGTCATTAGAAAATTCGGATGCTGATTATTTAATATATATAGATGCAGACACCAGTATATCAAAGGATTTTACCGAAGAATGGTTTATTGGTGATACGGTAGGATTGGAACATTTCGGTAACAATGGTTGGATGAAAGACGTTAAAGGTTATGATAGAAATATAAACTCAAAAGCATATGTGCCAATGGATACTCCATTATTTCAAATGTACTATCATGGGTGCTTGTTTGGTGGAGAGAAAAATAGGCTTATGGAAGTATGTAAAATTTTGCATAATAATCAGTTGGAAGATAAAAAAATATCTTATGAACCCGGGGTAAATGATGAAAGTTACATTAATCAATATTATCACTATAATCCCCCTACTCTTACAGTATATTTAGATAAATATATGTTTAATGTTAGTGATAAGGGAGGAATTGGGGATACTAGAGATATGAAATTAAATATAGGGTCACTAAAAGCAGAAATGTTAATTAATAAAAACAATAATTACGATATTATAAACAACCGTATAGTAGTAAAATGATTTCCTCATTTAAAACGATTGATAATAACACAAGTATAGAATATAAAAACATATATTCTATATTTGGCGTGTTATATTTTTTCACTATTGAAGAAATTAATTTACCTTATGTTAAAAAATTTACAACGTCTTATGACTGGAGACCACAAATCAAAAAATTTAATTCTGAAGAAGAGCTAAATAATTACATAGAAACCCTTCAAGACATAAAAATTGTTGACTTAGCAGTATTGGCGGATAATTTGTGGTATGGAAATATTGGGCACGGATTATTTGACGGATTATACCCAATATATCTATCATTATTAAAATTTGGATATGTTGACGAACCTTTTACGTTTTTATCTATGGATTGGTCGTTTAGGGAAAATTTTGCGTATGATACGATTAAAGCTTTCACAAAACAGGAATTGTTAGAATATACTAATTTAGATAAAAGTGAAATATTTCACTTCAAAACGTTGATTGCTGGAACAGATCCAACGGGAAATAGGGTTGTAAATAAAGAAATGTTTATATATGGTAAACATTGGGATGGTTTAGCACAGTTTAAAAGAAGACTTTTTGAAGTACATGGTATTAACATTGACAAACCATTAAATCGTGTGCCCAATGTAATCATAATTAATAATAAGAGATTTAATGAACAAGATGTAATAATTCTTAAAGAGGTTGTTAATAAGGTATCTGATATTTGTAACATAAAATTTATTGATTGGTATCATGATTATAAAATTTATGGAAACAAAGCATTTATTAAACAAATGGAAGACTTTCAAGAGGTAGATATTCAGATTACTGCACCGGGTACTGGAATGATGTATCTTCCACTTCTTAAACGAGGTGCTGTTAATATTAATCTTGGATTTATCGAACACACTCAAACCAATACAGTTAGAGGTAATCTTAAAATATTGGAATCAAAGCACCCAGATCATTTAATTCCTGCATATATGGAACAGCCCATATGTGCTGGGACATATTATGTTACTAGTTTATATTATGATAGATATAAATACAATAATTTGGAGATCGAACCATTAATTGCCATAATTAATGAGGCAATTGAACTAATAAAAAATGGTCAAATTATTGAGGGTAATGTTAATATAGATGCTAAAGTATTTAGGGAATATTGTAAAATAGCTAAAGACGCAAATGAAATTTGTGCACATCTAACATACGGATCGCTACACGTAGAATTTTTTGTGAACGAACATCCATACGCATTATTACCAACAACTGATATAGAATTACTTAGAAAAATTAAAGATGAGCTTGGTTATGATAGACAATACGAAATTCGTTTGGACTAGAGTCATTGGTGGAATTCCCCTTCAGTTTGAAGATGTGGCAACGTCTAATACAGTGCCATTTGTATTTGGAGAATTTGAGCAAGATTACTATTGATTAGAACAAATTCAATTATCCAAAGAAGATATTGTAATTGATGTGGGTGCTAATGTTGGAATGTTTTCCATTTATATTAAAAAGAAGTTTGGGTGTAAAGTAATTGCATTTGAGCCAGTTCCAATGAACTTCAAACAATTTAAGAAAAATATTATTCTAAATGGTTTGTCTTTAGATGATTTTGAATTACATAATACTGCTGTGACTGACGTTGAAGGAGAGATTGTTAGAATTGGTACTCCGTTGGATAATACTGGAGGTTCATCCACTTATGATTTCAACACCAATTATTCAATGTGTAAAACTGAAACGTTAGAAAAATACATAACAAAAGATTGTAAATACTTGAAAATAGATTGCGAAGGCAGTGAATATTCAATCATTCCTTCAATACTCCATAAGATTAACCAATTTAGTTATATTGGGATTGAATACCACAAATTCAATGAGGATCAAAATCCCAAAGTATTACATGAAACATTGAGAATGAATTTTAATGGAGAAATGTTTCATGCAGATATTTAAGACAATTAATTATTTTATTAATTAAATTTAGATTATCAGTATTTATAATAAAATTTAAATATGGCAAGCGGATATTCAATATTTACAACATATCTTTTAGTACCAACTGGAACATCTTTGGGTTATGGTTATAGTGAAGCAATTCATTGTAATTATATTAAGAAAACTCAATCAGCAGTAACAAACCCAACAATGGGGGAAACAACCATAAATTTTCCAAATATTGCCGAATTTAAGTTTCTTAGTGATGATCTCGTGCATAGCACTGGATATACTGTTCATAGAATATTTGCATTAATACAAATTATTGATAATGCTGGTTATACAAATATTGGGGATGTAAAAGCAATTGCTTCTGAATGGAGAATTTTTGAAATTACCAATCAGATTCTCACGCATGCTGCTGGAACACCATTAACTGCAAAACAATTAACAAGCGTTGTTTTTAGAGTACCATTTAACGACTACTATACATATCCCATATATAATTTAAGTTATCTCAATTATCCAACAAAAGAAATTGCTGATGATGATAAATTATGTCTTGGTGATGAAATATACTTTTTTGGCAACGTATCAACAGAAATAAAAGCAATTGCATATACAACCGATCTTTCAATTAATTTGCCATTAAATCAGTTTAATTCATCCACAAATAATACTTGGACTGAAACTGATCAGGTAGCAATAAGTGAAATCGGTATATATGATGCAAACAAAAATCTAGTCGCAATTGGGAAACTTAATAACCCGATTATTAAGGATGAAACGATTTCTAGAACAATCGTTTTTGATATAGATTTTTAATTTATAACAAAATCATAAATTTTTACATTTTTTTATAATTTCTTAGTATTTATTATAAATTATATAATAAATATGAAAGAGTTGCGCATAGTTGACGAAACAAAACCAAAGTCCATTATTATTGATGGAAGTCTACATAGTAGATTTAAAATGTTTTGTAAGGGAAAAAGTATGAAAATTGGTGGAGTTATTGAAGATTTAATTAGAGTATATCTTAACAATCCAAAAGTAGTACAAAAAATGATAGACGAGCATAAAGAAAGCGTATAATATGGAAAAATATATATGGTCGCTTGATATTAGTACTACAAATATCGGAAGTGCTTTATGGGATTCAAAAGGAAAGTTAATTGAATTGAAACATCTGGAATTAAAAATAGATAAAAATGTTCAAGTTGGAGATAGAGATATTCATAAAGCGGAAATCTTTAGGAAATATGTGGAAGAATATAAAAATAGAATATTAACTGAACTAAACGGTGAAATTGAATATATTATAGTTGAAGAACCTTTGAACGGTAGCAACAATTCCAACACAGTTTCATTGTTATATGGTTTTAATGGAATTTGTAGATATATTCTATACACAATATTCAATATTTATCCAAAGAAAATATCTGTGCATGAGTCACGTAAATTATTTTTGGTCGATTTGGTTCACAACGAAAAAAGAAAGGGTGAAATGGTTGAAGTATTATCTTTTCCTAAAGAATATATAAAAGAAAAGAAATTATATATATGGGAAAAAGTATCTAAACTAGAAAAACAAATTGAATGGTTTTATGGTAAAGACGGTAAACTAAAAGACATCAACTATGATATGTCCGATTCTTTTGTTGTTGGTATTGCTGGTTTAATTACTTTAGACATTATTACAAAAGAAGATTGGAAAAAAAGATATTTATCAATATGTCCCAAAAAACATCAATTGGAATAATTAAAGAATATGTAAAATTACTTGGCTGTTCATTAATGTCAACTAGTTATAGAAATAACAAAGAGGCGTTGAAATGGAAATGTGATTGTGGTGAGGAATGGGAATCTTCTTGGAGTAATTTAAAAACTAAAAATGCTTTGTGCCCAAAATGTCAAAATAGAAGAACATCAAAAAATCCGAATAAATACAATATTAATGATTTTAAAATTATTGCCAATAATAAAGGGGGTGTTTGCTTATCGGACATCTATACTCATTGTAAGGTCAAATTAAAATTTCGATGTAATTTTGGTCATATTTGGGAGGCTACACCTGCAAATATAATAAATAGTAAAACATGGTGTCCAGTTTGTGGGCGCACTAGCTCAACTACCATTAATGATATACAAAAACTTGCCCATAAAAAGAATGGCATGTGTTTGTCAACAAAATATGTAAACGGCAGCACAAAACTTTTGTGGGAATGCGAAAATGGTCACGAGTGGATGGCAGTTCCTGAAAGTATCGTGGCTGGGACTTGGTGTCCAATATGTGCAAATAGAAACATACCATCAACAATATGCGAAATGCACGAAATTGCCCATGAACGAGACGGAGAGTGTGTTAGTGAAAAATATGTTAACGCTCATTCAAAATTGAAATGGAAATGTGAGAATGGTCACGAGTGGAATGCAACGCCATCGAACATAAAGAATGGGAAATGGTGTCCATTGTGCATATCTTCTGGCGGTGAAAAATTCTTAAGGAATTTATTTATAAAAAATGGGGTTAAATTCGAACCACAAAAAAAATATGATGACTGTAGAAACGTTAAACAACTACCTTTTGATTTTTATTTAATTGATTATAATATTTTAATTGAATATGACGGTCATCATCATTTTAAACCAATTCAATTTAATGGGTGTTCAATTGAAAAAGCAAATAAAACATTTTTAGGCACAATAAAAAACGATAAAATTAAAAATGAATATTGTATGAATAATAACATTCCTTTAATACGAATACCATACACAGAAAAGAATATCGGAGAATATTTAAAAAATAAATTGATTGATTATAACGCTCTTTTCATTATTAAATGAGATACATATATTTAATTAAATCTGTAGAGGATAGTTGTTATAAAATTGGGATATCTAAACACCCAAACAAACGTTTGTCACAATTGCAAACGGGAAATTCTGCAGAGTTAAAACTAATTGATGTATATCCCACTGAGTTAGCCAATCAAATTGAAGGAACATTACATAGAAAATATTCTCACATACATAAAAACGGTGAGTGGTTCGATGGGTCAATAGAAATTGAGGTTTCGTTTATAAAAGAGTGTAAACGAATTGAAGAAACTTTAAAGATGTTAAAGCAAAGCGGTAATGTATTTATCTGAAAACCCTTGCATTTTCAATAAAATTATTGTATGTTTGGGGAAATTTTAATAAATAACATTATTTAAACCATTTAAAATGAATAAAGAAAGAATCGAAAAAGCAGTTGAAGTAATTAATTATGCAATGAAGAATCAAATATCAGTTAGAGAAGCATCGTTAAAATGTGGATATGCTGATACTTATGTAAAGAACACAAAAGCAATCCTTTATGAAAAATATGAAAATGGTATGCTTGATGATGAACTATTTACATTGTTTGATGATGCTTACAAGCAATATGCTTATTATAGGGGATTTGGAATAGTAAACGATTACTCCCCCAAAACAGATTTATCCCAACTTAAAGTTCCGTCACAATGGAATATTACCAACACCGCTGCAGATAACGGTACTAAATTCAATCAAAAGGGTAATGAAGCAACTGCTGAGTGGAAAAGCTCTAACTATCCCTTAAATCACATTAAAACGCTAAGTGAGCTACTTGCAGCATGTGAAGTAGATTTAGACATTTGGCAAGTAAAAGAACATACTGTTAATAAATGGGACACCACCAGTATGAAAGGTGATGCACCACAAACAATCCAAAATTTTCAAGTTAAAGCACGTTTAGAAAAAAATCTTGTTGCTTCTAAAGAAAAAGCAATTGGTGAGATTTTTATTGATATGGTGAAAAATTATATGCCATCACGCTTAGAAGTACCTATTAAACCAAAAACAACTGTTGAAAACAATCTATTTGAGATAACTCTTTTTGATCTTCACATGGGCAAGCTTTGCTGGAAAAACGAGACAGGTGAGAACTATGATCTTAAAATAGCAAGTAAACGATTCTTAACAACAATCAGAACATTAATTGATAGAGCAAAGGGATTTGAATACTCAAGAATTCTGTTTCCTATTGGTAGTGATTTTTTTAATACCGACACGATACTAAACACCACCACAGCAGGAACGCCACAGGATGAGGATGCCAGATGGAAAAAGACTTTCTCCTTGGGTATCAGGCTTGTAGTGGATGCAATTAATATGTTAAAACAAACAGGCGTTCCTGTTGATGTTATGGTAATTGCGGGTAATCATGATTTAGAAAGAAGTTATTATTTGGGTGCATGTCTTGAGGCGTGGTTTAACAATGATTCTCAAGTTCACATAAATAATGAAGCACCTTTAAGGAAATACTATCGTTTTGGTAAAGTATTGCTTGGATTAACTCATGGAAGTGAAGAGAAAGAAAGTTCATTATCAATGTTAATGGCAAATGATGTTGAATCTAAATCAATGTGGGGTGAAACATTATACCATGAATGGCACTTGGGGCACATCCATCGCAAAAGAACCGTTAAATACACTACGTTGGATGCAAGCAGAGTGACTAACGAAGAGTTGGGTGTTACTGTTAGATATTTATCAAGTTTAACTGGGACTGACGCATGGCACTTTTCTAAAGGGTTCATAGGTGCAACCAAAGCGGGTGAAGCATTCATTTGGAATGATGAAGCTGGACTTGTTGCGCATTTGAATGCAAATTTAATAATTGAATGATGACCATTAAATCAAACACTAAGGATTTTATTTTAAAATCTACCATAGTACACAATAATAGGTATGATTATTCTGAATCGGAATATATCACAAATTACATTAAATTAAAAATTAGATGTTTGATTCACGGTATTTTCATGCAATCACCTCATTCTCATTTAACTGGAAGAGGATGTCCAAGATGTTCAAATAAATATAAATTAACTACAGATGATTTTATAAGTAAAGCTAATTTGGTTCATTCGAATAAATATGATTATAGTGAAACTATCTATAATAACAGTAAAGCAAGTCTCAATATAAAATGCCCAATTCATGGTATTTTTAGACAATTGGCAAATAATCATATTGTGGGATACGGCTGTCCACAGTGTGGTGGGAAAATTACGCTAACTAATGATGATTATATTAATAGGGCAGTAAAAACACATAATAACATATATGATTACGCTGAAACCATATATGTTAATTCGAAAACCAAAGTTAAGGTAAAATGTGATATACACGGTATTTTTACACAAATGCCATTTAATCACTTAAATGGTGGTGGATGTCCAAAATGTGCTGGTAGAAATAAAACAACGGAAGAATTTGTTATTGAGGCAAATAGTATACATGAAAATATTTATGATTACACATTGTCAAAATATTTGGGAAATAAAATAAAATTAGACATAATTTGTCCGATACATGGAATTTTTTTCCAAATACCACACAGTCATTTGGTTGGTTCTGGTTGCCCAAAATGTAATAAATCAAAAGGAGAAATAACAATTGGAAAAATATTAAACAAGCATAATATTAAATTTATTGAACAAAAAAGATTTGATGATTGTTTGGGAAATAAAAATAAACTTCCTTTTGATTTTTATTTAAGTGATGATAATTGTGTTATTGAGTATGATGGACGACAACATTTTGAAGTCGTTAGATTTAACGGATGTTCAGAAGAAGTAGCAAAACAATGTTATGAATCTACAATAAAAAACGATAAAATTAAAACGCAATATTGTGTAGATAATAAAATAAAATTAATTAGAATTCCATTTTATGTAAAAGATATTGAAAACTATATAATAAATAAAATAAATGATAAATATTATGAATAATACAAATAATTTAGTAAATTTAGCAAAGGGTGGTGGAAAGAAAGTAGAGGTAAAAGTCACAAAACCAGCACCTAAAAAACCTGAAGTTAAGGTGGTTGAAAAACCAAAAACTCCAGAGGAAGAAAGAGATATTAAAGCAAAACAAAGAGTTGAAGAACTTTTAAATGGAGTTGATTTAATGCCAAAGAAGGAAGAAGAACTTTTGGAAGTAATAGAGCAACCAAAAGAAGGTTTAGAATGGCTTGAAGAACAAGTTTCGTTGTTGTCAGAGCAAAATGAAGCATTAAGAGCTGAGTTGGGAGTAGCAAAGGCAGATTATTCAAGACTTTATGAATCACAAAGAGGGGGGGGTGGGGTTAACCCAAACGAAACATTGCATCAAAACGTTCTAATAATGTTCAACGAGCTGCAAATCAACATGTTAGGTCATAATCAAGAAAGAACTCCTTGGTCTACTGTTAATGTGATATATTTGTTGAATCAGATGCTAAGTCTTTTTCCTTTTACCGAAAAGTATAAGAAATTTTAAAAAATTGAAATTGCAATTGAAAATGATTACCCGATTATTCTGGTAATCATTTTTGTTTTAAATAAAATTAATTATGGGTAGGCAAAAGCAAACTATTGGGAGATGTGCCAAAGAAGCTTTAAAATACCAAACAAGAAGCGATTTTAGACAAAATAGCTATTATATTTACAACATGGCATGTAGTTTTCATTGGTTGGATGAAATATGTACTCACATGATAAGAACAGGAAGCATCATGTACAGATGTGTATATGTTTATGAATTTCCTGATAATTATGCTTATGTTGGTTTAACAAATAATATAACCAAAAGAAATTCTAAACGGAAATCAAAACTCAATGATGCTGTAACTAAATATATTAAAGAAACTAATTTAGAACCTAATCTAAAACAATTATGTGATTATGTCCATATTGATGTAGCAAGAGAATTGGAAAAAGATTTAATTAAAATATATAAATCAATGGGATGGAACATGTTAAATATTACAGATGGTGGAGAAGTTGGAGCAATTGAAAGAAAGTGGACTAAAGAAGAATGTCATAAAGAAGCATTAAGTTTTAAAACAAAAACAAAATTTAAAGAAAAGAAATGCAGTGCCTACATGTGCGCAAAAAGAAATAATTGGCTTGATGATATTTGCATGCACATGATTCAAATAAACACTCATCGAACATCAGAAGATTGTAGGTTAATTGCATTAAAATATAAAACAAAGGTTGAATTTGAAAAATACGATAAAGCTTCTTATGCATGGGCAAAAAGAAATGAAATTTTAGAAGAATTGTGCGCACACATGTCAAGAAAATATAAACCTCAAGGGTATTGGACTAAAGAACGTTGCCAAGAAAAAGCATTGGAATTTGATTCAAGATATAAATTTACTATAGGTGCTAGTGGTGCACATGATGCTGCAAATAGAAATGGTTGGATTGATGAAATTTGCGTACATATGAAACGAAAATAATTATTTTCCTTTGATTCCCATATAATTTTTTTTATATTTGTATCATGTTTAAAGGACAAGAATTTTATAGTATAATAAGAAACATATTCCCCAATGTAACTGGAGCAGGACCGCAGTTTCGAGTGGACTGTCCACGTTGTGCAGAATATGATGGTATTGAAAGTTCTGAAGGAAAACACAACTTAGAGATCAATACTGCAGGCTGGAAGGGCAACAGTATTCCTGTGTATCATTGCTGGCGTTGTGAGCCAAAGTTCAGTGGCTCTTTAGGTAAACTAATTCGTTTATATGGCACTCGTACAGATTATGAAATGTATAAAGCATTTGCTGGTTCATTCTCTGAATACATATCAACAGATGATGAAGAAGATGAATATGTACAAATAGAATTACCCAAAGAAATGATATTATTTTCAAATATGGAAGCAGGAAATTTACAACATTTTGAAGCATATAATTATTTGGTAAACGAAAGAAAAATAGGTAGAGATATAATATTAAAATACAAAGTGGGATTCTGTACCGTTGGAAAATATGCAAATAGAATAATCATACCGTCCTACAATGAATCTGGTGATGTTAATTATTTTGTTGGGAGAACATATGATCCTAGAGAAAAGAAGAGAAAATATTTAAATCCAATTGCAGATAAGAATAAAATTATATTTAATGAGGGTTATATAAATTGGGATAGTACCGTAATTCTTGTTGAGGGAGTTACTGATATGTTTTCACTACCAAACGCAATGCCGTTATTAGGGAAGACACTCTCAACTACTTTGTATGAAAAACTAAAAGAGAGGAAGCCAGATATTATAATTTTACTTGACCCAGATGCATATAAAAACAGCATAGAATTATTCTATCAATTACAGACTATTTATTATGACTGTGAAGAAAAAATAAAAATAGTTAAATTACCAAACAATGATGACATTGATGAAATTAGAAGAAATCAAGGCATTGATGAAGTTATTAGGTGTTTATACACTGCAAGGGGTTTAACGACTGATGATTACTTTATAAATAAATTACAAAAGCCTTATGATAATAGTAGACGACAAGAAACTTATTCAAAATATTTTGAGTGGAACAAATCGGGAAGCACAAGAAACGTTTTTTAATACATATCAAAAAATTATAAAGGATTACTTAAAACACAAATACCCAAAATACAATTCAGACGATATTGATGATTGTGTATCTGACATATTAATTAGAGTATTTTACAGCCTTAATAAATATGATTCCGAAAAATCAAATTTAAAAACATGGGTATTGGCTATTGCTAAAAATTACATGATTGATAGAAATAGAAAGAATTGTATTAATACTGGAAATACAAATACAATATCTAGCGAAATTCTATATTCAGCCAAAACTAGTGAATTAACAGGTATTTTGGCTGATTATAATGCTTCTACTACTAGTTATTGTAACAACACTTATACTGCTAATTGTAGTGGTAATCTTTCGTTTATATCCAGTGGGACTGACTGTACTGATTTTGAAAACTGTAATTCAGTTAATTACATTACCTCACAATTATCACCTTCTGATTATACATTATTAAATATGAAATACGTGCAAGGATATAATTATTGTGAAATTGGAAAGGAATTTCAACTTAGTAGCAGCACTGTTAGTAATAAAATTAATTATATTAAAACAAAACTGAAAAAGTGTTTGTTAGAAGAAATGTGTGATTGATTATCATTAAAAATGCCAGTAATATTAAAAACTGACATTTTTTTGATTTTTACATAATCTCAACACTTTTCTTTTTTAACAACTTTTTTGTCATTGTTGATGTCTTTCTTGTCACCTTTTACAACTTGATCTTTGTCTTTTTTAACTACGTCTTTCTTTACTTTAACGTCAGTTTTTACTTGATCTTTGTCTGTTTTTACAGTTTCTTTTTTTACTTTAACATCAGTTTTAACCTGTTGTTTGTCTTGTTTAACTTGTTGCTTTACTTCTTTTTTAACTT